AAGTCAGGAAAAGTGAAAGGGAAGAAGGACAAAAAGAAGAAGCAGAAGTCTTTAGACACTAATCAACCACCAGCACCGCTCAGTTTTGAAGAGCAAATGCAAATGATGGAAGAAAATGACAAAGTGATTCAACAGGTGGAAAAGCTTGCGAAAGAAAGTTCAGCTTTGTGGACACCGAACACTATGACATTTCCACCTGAAAAGCCGCTGGTGTCATCATTTGTATTCGATTTCAATAATTCACCAGGATCTGGACCAGGAGGACAATCCACGGGATTCTCTGGTCCTATTAAAGTCCCTCCAAGTGAGATCAAAAACGCAAGCTTGGAAGCAAGAGTTGGAATTCTTGAAGCTGAAGTTTCAGTTTTGAAAGTTGAGGTTGAGCAATTGAAAGAGGACTTGATGCGAGCTCTTCAAACGATTGACCAGGATCGAGCATCGGCAAATCGTTTAGCAACAGAAGCAAGAGTGTCAGCTGCAAAAGCTGTCACTCAATTAGCACCAATGGCACCAGCAATCACTCCAGCAGCACCTGCTCAAGGAAATCAACCGCTTCTTACTGTTCAAGCTCAACCGAGTGTCACAGATGATGAAGTGGCCCGCTACAAAGCAGCACGTGAAGCAATTAAGGCACAAAGAAGATCGCGCACTTGAATAACATTTGAGTTAATTATAACTCAAATAATTCAGAGTTCTCAAAGCGGATTTACTCTTCAAGATTCACATTATTAAAAACTGACTCAGAATCACCAACATGATTTCGAGACTTGTGGATTATACAACACTTGATGATGATCACAGACATTGTATCACTAGTTCTAGAACATTGATCGAGATGACAGAAGCCTTTCAAACACTACCTTTAAATCAACCTGCTGAGTGGATTATCAATGCTCTTTCTCAGTGGTGGTGCCATTATGTGAGAATCTATGAACTCTTAGAAGATCACAGTTTAAAACAACGATTGATGAGTGATCAATCTGTCAACTCTTTGTGGGTCTTGATTATCGCTGGTATCGAATCAATTGGAACTCCTGGAGATGATCCGCAATGGATTAACTGGGTACGGAGTCACAGAACAAGCGTTTTCATCGAAATTGAACCAACACTTAAAATTATTCAATCAGCATTTTCATCAATTGATAGATATTCAGTCATCGCGAAAGGTGAATTGTTGTCACATATTAGAGCTCATATGCATGAAATTAAGTTTGTTCCATCATTTGTTCCGCATGAATCTATTGGAATTGGTTATGCAAAATTCAGAGTGAATGAAGATCCCACAGGTTTAACAGTCTCAGCTCGACTTCGATCATTAGCTATTAAAGAATGGTCAGAGCGATTACCAATTAATGTGGAAACTGATGAAGAAACATCATCACAAGGAACAACTGGTGAAACTAAACAACTATTGTAATTATCAACTCAATTATTATTATTAATTGAGAAGAGAATCAATAAAGGCTCATAATACAAATGCCAGCACAGTATTAACATTTTCATATTATCTCATTTAAGTTAGGTTAAATTGATTAAGATTTAAATTAATAAAAACTGACTAAGAGTCTTAAAACAGTTTTTCACTCGTTATTCTTGATTTTGATTCAAATGGATTCATCATTCAACTTTTCTTCTTTTATGATGTCTGGTGGATTCGACCAACAACCAAATGTTTCATTCATCGGTCAGTGTCTCGATAGTCCACTTATCGACACTCCATTGATCAAAATCCAACAAGTGCTTCAACCACATATAACTCAAACTCGTTTGAAACCAACTGTGAATATCAAGAGAGAAAAGCTGTTTATTCAAGAAGTGCTCAAAAGTATGAAGATCAGACGTTCAGCAGAGCCAGACATCGTGTGGATTCCGTATTCCTATGAGGTTGTGCTTCATTTCACACAACTCGCACGAGATATCACTAATGACAAAATCATCCAACCACCTCAAGTTATTTCGACTGAGTTATTCACAATTGTTGAAAACTTTATCAAACAGCAAGGTAGAATCCGTGAATTGCCCATGACTGAATCATCGACTATAACTATTAGTGATATCACACTGAAATACTACACGATGTATTGCGAGTTCAGAAATGTCCTCGATGTCCGACGCCAAAAATCATCAGAAGGAAATAGAAAGTTGATCAAAACAACTATAGCTGATTATCCTGTAATGTTGACTGAAAATTATTTCGTGGTAATCATTGATCAAAAGTATGTTTATGGAAGTTTTGATATGTTTTTGTGCTTACATGATGTGTTCCGACTCAGATATGGTGCAACGATAGCTGCTGATACACTCAAGAAACATGAGGTCACAGCAGAAATGATTGACAAGCAATACAGATGGCAGGAATATGTTCTCCATTGTTATGGTAATCCAGGTTACGAGATTATCAAAGCTCCAGAATCGATCTATCGCTGCAGAGTGACCGTCTTATCAGATGGAGTTGTCTATGAGCCTAATGCGTACATCCGAATGATTGAAAAGATCAAACAAAAAGAGATTAAACTTGGACGAACCGAGAATTTTTGTATTGACCATTTTATCTGGGACGTTGTAGAAAAATTTGAAACTACTGATGCATGTGTAGAGATGTTCGGACTGATTAAAGGAACAGGACATCCGATTATCATACCATCTACTGGTGGTCAATCGTCCCGCGAGCATGGTAAAGCACCAGATAAATCCAGACCTGCAGCAGTTGAAGAATGTATGTGGATTTTCAATCATTTACTGCTGACAAATTACATCAAAAAGCACGGAATCTGGCCACCAATGGAATTCACTTCTGAGAAGACAGCGTTATATCAATTATGGGCATGGAATCAATTGTATCTTGCAGACGGATCATACCCGTTGAGTGATTGGTCAACAACATCAATGTTGAAAATCTTTGATTTTGATTACATGGAGAATTACATGGATCTAGTTAAAGACAAGGCTTGTGCACCAACAATATCTGAGATGAGAGACTTTTACCATGGGCGTCCTGTTGATATTGGTGTACGAAGAATTCTTCGCAATATCATGATGGCACCTAAAGTTGACCCAAAACAATTAATCCATGATTTTGCATCTGATGTGCTTAGTATGGACGAGTTTAATGTTACATTGGCACCCAAAGAGAAGGAATTTAAATTGGCAGCAAGAATGTATTGTTTATTGACATTCAAAGTGAGAATAATCTTGTCAATAATTCAACAAAATGTAAAGGACTCATTCTTCAGATATCTTCCTTATCAAAGCATGACAATGGGTGAAACAGAACTGATGAGTAAATTACTTGAAATGACAGCTACGAGACGCCATGCTGACACACTTTTCATTGAAATTGATCTTTCTCGATGGAACCTTTGTTTTAGAGACACATTTGTTCACTCTATAGGGATCCGCATGGATAAAATGCATGGAGTGTCTAATTACTTTGGAAGGATCCATGAAATATTCGAACGATCTCTCGTAACGGTGTTTGTCTCTGACGAGTGCATTCCTGGATTCACAGATACAACGGTTAATGCAGACAGTGATATGCAGTGGTTAAATCATCAAGGTGGATTTGAGGGTATTGATCAAGCCACATGGACTATATGTACAATATGCATGATCTACAGAGCACTTTGGGGAGAGGATTGTTCATTCATATTGTTGGGTCAGGGTGACAACCAAACACTTGCTATTACCAGATCAGCGAGTGCCATTCGTAAAGAAGCACAAGGAATATTTTGTAGAAGGATAATGGGAAAAATTGAACAAGGTTGCTTTGAAGTGAATCATGAAGCGAAACCAGAAGAGTTCGTAGAGTCATCAACAACTCTCACTTATTCAAAGGTATTTCTTATTGATGGTCGAATTGTACCAATGGAGATCAAATTTGCTCAGTCTATTGCACCACTCACATCTTCTCAAACTCCATCAATCGGAGATGCGATAGGTGCAATCTATTCAGCTGCAATCGGATCAGCAATGAAAGCAAAAGATCCACTAATACACTGGCGTCTTGCTTTGATACATGCAGAAGATACCTTATTAAGATTTGAGAAGACAGGAGCTTGGTTCGGTCGACATGGAAAACGATTATTCTCATCAATCACTCAAGAACATAAAACATTGATGATGATTATTCCATCAGTCATTGGTGGATTCCCAATTAGTTCCTGGATGAAATTCGTGATCAGACATGACCCAGATCCACTTGGTGCTGCACTCGCTAGTCTTAAACCCTTTATGATGCAAATACCATCAGTTCGCCAGTATTTAACTTACTTGATCACAGATGAACCGTACCACACCACTGAAATTACATATGACAAACTAATAGAAGATCCTCACTCGCTTCCTTTTAAAACACCATCATCACAAACTGGTGTTCTTAACTCAGCTGCTAAGAGTTTCCTTGCTGATGATGCACGGAACATTGAGATCAAACAATTGATGAACAATAGTTCAGTTCTTGCTTGTGAGCAATTGAAGACCACATTACTGTCGATGAGACCTCTCTTTCCCTCATTAGCTCACGATATTTGGAAAATTTCAATCGGTGGAAAGGTTGATGAAATAGCAAAAGCATTTACTCTCACGAAGACTATTGCTGGAGGGGTGAAACAAGCAGGGTCACTGAATCAAAAATTACTCAATATTGAATTAGCTATCACACGATCTGTGATAACTCGCTTTTCAGAATCAAGACTCCATGCTCCTGTGTTTCGAGTTATTAATACATTCGATTTATCAGAGGAGCTTAGATGTAAGTGGCAGTTAGGTCCATCTGTACTCCAAGGATTGTCTGTATATAATCCGCTTGATTTTGAGATCTTTGAGACCAACCAAGATATTCACGGATTAAGATGCACTGCGATCTCTGCACACACAGAGATATTCTCTCGACAAGGACCTGCAAGACCATTTTTAGGTGGGAAAACACGAGAACGACGAATCGAGAAAACATACGAAATTGTAAAAGACACAGGTGTAATGGAATTACAGAAATTAGTATCTGCAGCAACAGCAGGAGGTATCAGTGAGTCATTTAAAGATTGTCTCAACATTGTTACAAGCAGTCGAACCCCGTATCCATTGAGTCAATTATGTGAATTATTTCCTAAAACAGTCGGAGGAATCATCGCACATAGATATGAGCAACTAGGAACTGATGGTCGAATTGGTCCTGTCGGAAATTTAAGTATAATGAGTCATCTACTCTTTGACACTGATCATATTCCAGGTGTATCGGGAACCAAGGATGATTATCCATTAGCATTCCAGCAGTTCTTCTCTTATTTATCATATGTACAAAGATTAAGAGCATTGAAATCTCCAACATCCCCACCATCTACAATTCTCTGTCAGTTTGGTGCTGATAACCTCAAGATGTTAACACAAGACAATATAACAGTGACTGATACAACCATACCATTTGATTCACAGTCTTTGATTGACAACAAGCTTGTGTACATCAAAGAGCTCTACGGACGAGAGTTGAGAATTGGACACCCAGAAAGTTCAACACGGACAACATCTATCAAGACCTTAACCGACACTACACCAGGTTTACACAACTTTATTGTGAATTTGATCCTCATTGAATGTTCAAGAAGAGGTCCCACAAGCTACAGATTAGATAGTAATGAATTGTATAGTCCAACGGTAACATCAGTTGATGCTCCAGCTTTTGATGCTATTGGATCAGCAATGTTTTACAGTGCGAGTATTCAGGCCGTTTCAATTCTATCTGTAACATCATTTCTTCAAACATGGGGTCCTAATCAAGTGAGACGAGAATTATTTGGAGTGACTGAACGATGGGCGACAATCGTTGCAGATCTGTGGTCACCACACTTGGCGCGAGCTAATTGTGATTTGAATTCCCTATTCGATAGCGGAAAGATTGAACGAGGAATAGGAAGATTCACAGCTTCTATCATGACAAGATTACAAAGATCGATTGTCATCGACGCTTACGATGCGTTACAAGGCCCATCAGATCATTGGTCTACTCTTGATCTCTTCTTTTTTGACAAAAGTCCAACATATCAATTCAAAAACCCTTTCATCATGTCTCTAAGTATCTGTATGTGGACTGTGTACAGACGATCAAACGGAGGGCTCCATATTCGGGATGTAAGAGAAGCAATCGGTAGGTTCATTGGTGGAATCAAAAATACAGAGAAAGATGCCAAATTAGAAGCTGAAACCACTAGGTTTGCTCTCATCGCTCAATCTCAGGTGTTATTGAAGTTGAATCAGAGAATTCTTGATCCAATCATTAACCATCTACTTGACTTAGGAATCAACGGAGCAATTAATATCAATGAATCTGTAGTTGAGTGTTGGAGATTCTGTCGCAACTTGCCAATGAATGATTTAACCAAACGTTTCAGGCGCATGAATCAAGCTCAGCACATAACAGGTCCATTTCAATATACATCCGACATCAGCTCTGAATCAAACCCTATTGCTTACACAATATTTATTGCAGGAGAACAACGACAATCGATTAACAAATTTGATCAATTGCTTGATGATAATCAATACAACATCAAACCATCAATTTACAATCATTTACATTTACCTGGAGGAGTTTGGTCCTGTGATGGTCTATTGTGGTCTTGTGTTCCTGGATTGACTGGGAATTTAATTCTTGTTGTTGGCACTGGTGCAGGAGGAATTCAAGTATTGCTAAGTAGTAGAGGAATAAAATCTATCGGATGTGATGCTCAACAAGCTATTCCTCTATCTCTGGTTGGAAAATCAATATATACTCCTCCTGAGTTGCTTCGATTCAGAACCACACTTGGAACGTTGGCTCGAGAGTCAGAATTGACATCACTTGACTTTACAAAGCATTCTGATCTATCTCTAATGCTACAGCGGTACCGACCAGATTTCATTATCTATGACATGGAACCAAAGGGATACCATCTAGGAACAGATGCGTTAACGATAATCGCAGAATCAGGATACAGAGGAAGATTTGCTGTAAAATTCTGGTTGACTGAAACGGAATTTACGAAATTAGTATCAGTTCTTGAAGAAACCGTGGGCTTACACCAAAAAGCATGGTATAAATTAACATTTAGTGAACCATCAAATGATTGTTACTCTGCATTCTGTTTAATTGCGACAATCAACGAGAAATTTCGAATCGTTCACCCTACAACACGGCAAATTAAAGTGGTAAATTGGGGTATAACACCAGAACGAATCCCGTTGTTTGACAAACAAAGAGAATTATCTGCTTTATTTGGATATTTGACTGGAGGATTGATTCAACCTCAATCTAAGTTAAACTCAGAGATTCTTCGATTCCAACGATTGATTGGTGTGACAGAAGTAGAAGGTCGAAGCTCGACATCTGGATCAACATTCATGCAATTAATAGCGTCGATTTGTTATTTGCAATTAATTATCAAGTTTAAAACTCTTGACGATCATCGATTAGTCAATATACTGAGCTCGATCTCTAAAAATGGTCAATTAGTTCAAGTTGGAAATAAACGAATACGGTTGACATCCCGCCACCCAGGTTTTAGAGAAATGATCACACGTGTTATTCCTCGAATCATTGCATTGAGTAGAGTTACCAATTATCAGTATTATTAAAGCAATGATGCGAGGTACAGGGACGGGGACCAACAGACGATGAATTAAGAAAAACTAACATGTAAATTGCAAAT